TTAGGTCCCGGTCAGGCGTTCCATCACCGCCGTCACGGGATGGGGCGGCAGGCCCAGGTCGGCGCGCAGAACCTTGACGCGCGCGATCGCCGACGCCGCACCAGCGAGGTGATCCGAGAAGCGCTTCGCCGCGGCTGCGTGGCGCCTCGCCATGGCCTCGCGCTGCCAGGCGGCCAGCGCCCGCGTCTCCAACTCGCCGGCGATGTCCTCCATCTCCGCAGCGCAGCGCTCGGCGTCATCGAGGTCGCGGGTGGCCTGGGCCTCCAGCACGGCGAGGGTGCCGCGATTACGTCGGCGCGCGCGCCGCTCGTCGGCGACGTGTTGCGGCGGGATCGGTCCGTCGTAGCGCAGCTCGAGGTCGCGCAGGGTCGAAAGCGGCAGATCGGACATGACCGGTCCCGGCAGGGCGAGGCTCCGCCGAGGATAATCGGAAATATCCGATCACGGTAGCTGCATGCGCCGCCGGCTGCAGACTGGCTAGGTCACCACCCGCAGCGTACCGACGATGAGGTGGACGCTCTTCACCGATGAGCGCTCGATCTTGAACTCCTTGGCGGGGTTGTACTGGCGCAGGACGAGGTGGGTCTCGGTGCGGCGCACCAGCGTCTTGACCAGGGCCTGGCCGTCCTGGAGCTGAACGACGACGTCGTCGCCGGGCTTGACCGGTTTGCGCGGATGAACCCAGCCGAGATGACCGTGCTTCAGCGCCGGCTCCATGCTGGTGTCCCAGAATTCCACTGCGTAGGCATCGGCGACGCCATCGAGCACGTGCGGCCGCATGGTGTAGCCGGCGATCTCGCCGTTATCGATGAAGAATGCGTCCTCTCCGCCCTTGGCGTGGCCCAGGATCGGCAGATTGCGGGTTCCCGTCATCATCGGCGGCGCCTGGGGCAGGGCAACGCCGGCCTGGTCGGGGGGGGCGTCGTCGCGCAGCTCCGCCTCACTGCAGCCGAATATCCCGGCGAGGACATGGCGATCGCGCTCACGCAATTCGCGCGGACTCCCGGCGACCATGTACTGGTGCAGATAGGCGTGATTGCGGGACAGCGCCCGCGACAGACTCTGAAGCGTGTGCTGGGGATTGGCCGCGACCAGCTCGGCGAGGCGCCGGCGCGCGCGGCTGGCAGGGGGGCGGGCAGCCATCGGACAGGTGTCCTCTCACGGGTTATCCACAAGCGCCATTCTCCAATAGGAGAATTCCGAAATCTAGTCGGAAAATGTAGGTGGCGGGATCGGAGATTTCCGACGATTATGGCGAGGCCGGTGCGGGGCGACCCAGCGGCGCGGCCTCGACGGGGCCGGCCCGGCACTCGCACCGGCACCGTTCCATGCACCCCTTGCTGCGGCCCCCGTGCCGCAGCGGGGCCGGGCGGGGGCCCCCCCCCCCCCCCCCGGCCCCGGCCGGCTCCCCCCATCCCCCGGCCGGCCGGGGCCCCGGAACACAGCGGAGGCGGACGTGAGCCGATTCGACCTCGACGAAGCGACGTTCCGCGCTCTCGCCGCCAAAGCGCCGTTCTACGCCATCGCCGCGCGCTTCGATGTCGACACGCGCACGGTGGCCGCGCTGGCCGCGCGGTACGGCGTCGCCTCGGCCTTCGTCGCCAAGGGCGCGACCGCTGCCGAAGAAGCCGAGATCCGCGCGCGCTCCGCCGAGGGCTGGTCGATCAAACGGATCGCCACTGCTCTCGGACGATCGCAGGACTTTGTCGCCCGCCGTATTCATGGACTGTCCGCTCCGGAAGACCTCGCCCTGACGGGCCGGCCGCCGCGCGGTGCCTGGCCCCGGCCAACAACTACGGCGGCGCAAGCGCTGCGCGGGCGCAGTTACGATGATGTTCCCGCGGCGGTCCTCGCGCGCGAGTGGCCCCCGCGCCGCGGAGCCGTGAACGGAGCGGCATTGGCGACGGCGGGCCGCCTGAGCGCGCACAGCACGTCGCGCTCCACGGCCGACCTCTGCGCCGATTTCTGAGCGCAGGCCGTGAGTCGCACACGCGCCCGGCGCGGTCTCCCGAAGGCCGGCCTTCGAATCCACAAGGGCGGCCGGCCGCGGAATCAACGGCCGACCCATGATCTTGGTACGCCGGAGCTTGCTGCAAAACGCGCGGCGCTGGCGCCCGATCCGACCCTGTCGACATGTCCGCTCGACCTTGCCCTGGCGAAGGGCTTGATCGACCGGGATACTCACACCGCCGCGGGGTATTTTGCCGCCTGCCGGTCCCTTGTGCACGGCTCGCCGCATCCGAAGGCCCTCGACCTACTGCGCGTTTCCGGCGCAGACCGCATCCCCGAGACTTCGCATGCGGAGCGGCGGTACCGCGCTGCCTGCGACCGGCTGGCGCGCCGCGGGTCCCGGCTCCTCGGCGCCGTCGAATCGTTCGTGATCCATGAGCGGTTTCCGGCCTGGCTGCTCGAGAACACCGAGTCCGCCGCACGCAACGACACGCTCGCCGGACTCGCTGTGCTGCTCGACTGGTACAAGCGGCGCGGCCAGCCGGCCTGCGCGGCATGAAGGCGACGATTGAAGTTGACGGGATTCCGCAATCGCCCGTACAGGTGAAATGCGATCCTGCAGGTTCTGCGCCGCCGCCGACCTCTCGCGGGGCGGCTTCCCCACGCTTCCCGGCCCTTTCAGCGCACGAGGCTCCCATGGCCGATGCGGTCAGCCTGACCGTGCATCGCAACACCCTTGCCAAGCGGGCGGAACGCGAGCGCGCCGCGGCTCTCATGGCCCGCGCCCGCGCCGCCGCGCGACTGGAGGGCGGACTGGGCGGATTCGCGCTGATCGCCTGGAACGGGGCGGGCGAGCCGACGGCATGGTGGGATTGCGGCGCGCTGCCGGCCTGGTCGCTGCCGGATTTCGCCCGCCGCGTCCTGGAGAACAATCAGGATCGCGAGAGCGAACACGCCGCCGATGGATGACCTCTCGCGACGCCGCGCGCGGCAGGTGCTGCTCGCATGGCTGGAGCCGCAGCACCTGCCATTTCTCGCCTTCCCGCAGCCGACTTCGGAGCACGACCATGCCCAAGACCAAGCCATCGTCGAAGAAGACGTCGACCGCCAAGCCGAGCCCGAATCCGAAGCCGTCCGGTGATGGCCTCGCCCAGGCCGTGCAGGAACTGGCGAAGCGGCTGATCTGATGCCGGGGCGGAGCAGTCGCGCGCGCGCAGCGAGGAAGGCGCCCGGGATGCGCGCGCCGATGGCGCGCCAGCTCGCCGCGGCGGTGCGCAAGGCGCTGCAGCGCGCAGCGGACGCGCGACCCGATCCGCGAGGGTCGCGGCTCGATCTGGTGGCACACGCCCTGGTCGCCAAGGCCTGCACCGGCGACGTGCAGGCGATCAAGGCCGTGTTCGAGCGCATCGACGGCCGCGCTGCGCCGGAGACGGATGGCCCGCAGACGATCGAGGTCGTTCACACCTTCGCGTCCAAGATCTAAATCGTCGGCGTCGACCGGGCCGGACCGCCGGGGTCATGACCTCTTACCTCGGGGCGCACCAATGCCCGTGTCGGAGCGGCGGCGCATGCTGTACACCCCGCGGCCGCATCAGGCGGAGATTCACCGAAGCCTGCGGCGTTTCAACGTCCTCGTCTGCCATCGCCGATTCGGCAAGACCGTGCTCGGCGTCAACCAGCTCATCGGCTCCGCGCTGCGTTGCCGAAAGCCTGCGCCGCGATTTGGCTATGTGGCGCCGCTGCTGAAGCAGGCCAAGGCGGTGGCGTGGGACTTCCTTCAGCATTATGCCGACCCGTTCCGCACGCGAACGAACAGCTCGGAGCTGCAGATCGATCTCCTGAACGGCGCGCGCATCTCGCTCTACGGTGCAGACAACCCCGATGCCCTGCGTGGAGTCTACTTCGACGGCGTCGTGCTGGACGAGTTCGCCGACATGCAGCCGCGCACCTGGTCCGAGGTGGTGCGTCCGGCGCTGGCGGATCGGCGCGGGTGGGCGATCTTCATCGGCACACCCAAGGGGCAGAACGGATTCCACGATCTGTACCGCGCCGCGAGGGATCAGTCGGATTGGTACGGCGGGCTTTTCCGGGCGTCGGAGACGGGCGTGATCCCGGGAGCCGAGCTGAATTCCCTTCGGGCAGCCATGGCGCCGGAAGAATACGACCAGGAGTTCGAATGCTCGTTCCAGGCGGCCAACGCCGGTGCCTACTATGGGAAGGCGCTCCAGGACGCGGATGCCGACGGCCGGCTGACGCGGGTGCCGTGGGAACCCACGATCCCCGTGACGACGGCCTGGGACCTCGGCATCGACGATGCGACGGCCATTTGGTTCTGCCAGCAGGTCGGCCGCGAAGTGCGCTTGATCGACTATTACGAGTCGTCGGGGGAGGGCCTGCCGCACTACGTCGCCCATCTGCGAACGAAGCCTTACGTCTACGGCGAGCACTTGCTGCCGCACGACGTCGAAGTGCACGAACTGACCGAGGGCCGCTCGCGTCTCGAGGTGCTGCGGAGCCTCGGCGTCAATCCCACCGTGCTGCCGCGGCAGAAGGTGGAGGACGGGATCAACGCGGTACGCGTGCTGCTGCCGCGCTGCTGGTTCGACCGCGAGAAGTGCGGCCGCGGCCTCAAGGCGCTCGGCGCGTATCAGCGCGAGTGGGCGCCAAAGCTGAACAGCTGGCGCGCGCGGCCGCGCCACGACTGGTCGAGCCACGCCGCGGATGCATTCCGCTATCTCGCGCTCGGTCTAAGACCAGCAGAAAGCGCGCAACCGCTCGCCTATCCCGGCCAAGGCATCGTCTAAGGCAGCGCCCGCGGAGGATTCATGTTCTATCGCGTCACCGTGCGCCGCTGCACCGATCACGGTCCGGCGGATGACGTCGTGCTGATCCTCGAGGCCGCTTCCGGCGATGCCGCGGCAGCGGCGGCGCACCACAAGGTCAAAGCGGACGGCGGCGGGCGCACGCTGGTGGTGGGGGTGATGCCAACCACGGACGAACCACCGCCGCCGCCGGTCCGACAGCGACCTCGCGCCGGCAAGGGTTCGGCGAAGCCGCGCAAGCGTCGTTAGGCGCGTCCGGCCAGTTTCGGGACTCGCACCGCATTCCATAAGGAGCCGCGTGATGCCGCGCATGGACGATTCGCGCTTGCAGGCGATCTGCGAGGCCAAGCTCACCAACGCGCTTGGCTGGTTCGGCGGGCGGCTGTCCAAGGAGCGGCAGCTCGCCATGAGCTACTACCGCGGCGATCCGTTCGGCAACGAACAGGAAGGCCGTTCGCGGGTGGTCTCGCGCGATGTCGCCGAAGCGATCGACAGCGTGATGCCGAGCCTTGTGAAGGTCTTCGCGGCCACCGACACGGTGGTCGTGTGTCAGCCGCGCACGCCCCAGGACGAAGCCGCGGCGAAGCAGGCGACGGATTATCTCAACTGGGTGTTCCAGACGCAGCCGAGCGCCTTCGACCTGCTGCAGACATGGATCAAGGACGCGCTCCTGGCGAAGCTGGGGGTGGTGAAATCCTGGTGGGACGAGAGCACGGACGTCGCCACCGAGCGTTACGAGGGATTGACCCGGTTCCAGTACCTCACCCTGCTCGGCGACGAGAACGTCGAAGTGGTGAGCGTCACCAGCCGGCCGCCGACCGCGGCAATGACGATGCCGGAGCCGGCGCAGCCCAACGACGGGGCGGCGATGGATTGCATCATCCGACGCACCAACAAGACCGGTCGCATCCGCATCGAGGCGATCCCGCCGGAGGAATTCCTGACCGACCGCCGCGCCGTCTCGCTGGCGGACGCCACGTTCTGCGCCCACCGCAGCCGGCGCACCGTCTCGGACCTGATCGCGATGGGCTATCCCAAGGCGCTGGTGCAGGACCTGCCCGGCGGCGACGAGCTCGACCTCAATCCCGAGGTGCTGACCCGGTTCGCCGACGACGACGAGATGCCGCAGCGGGAGGACGGCGACCTGGACACGGCGATGCGGCCGGTCTGGATCGCGGAGTGCTACCTCAAGGTGGACTACGACGGCGACGGTGTTGCCGAGTGGCGCAAGGTGATCCTGGCCGGCGGCGCCTCGACGCGACTGCTGGAGCACGAGCCTTGCGACGGCCACCCGTTCAGCGCCTGGACGCCGAACAAGCTGCCGCACAAGCTCTACGGCGAATCCCTCGCCGACAAGACCATGGACCTCCAGCTCATCAAGTCGACGGTGTGGCGGCAGTGCCTGGACGGAATGTATTTCAACAACGCGCCGCAACTGGTCGTGGTGGAGGGCCAGGCGAATATGGACGACGTCCTCACCCGCCGCCCCGGCGGCGTGATCCGGGCGCGCAGCGCCGGGGCGGTGACGCCGCTGCCGGTGCAGGACGTCTCGCAGCCAGCCTTCGCGATGATCAACTATCTCGACGCGGTGCGCGAGGCGCGGACCGGCGTGCGCCGGTTCAGCGCCGGACTCGACGCCGACGCCCTGAACCCCTACGGCGGTACCGCCACCGGTGCGCGGCTGGTGGAGGACTCGAGCCAGGACCGCATCATGCTGCTCGCCCGCAATTTCGCCGAGCAGGGCCTGAAGCCGCTGTTCGAGCGGTTGCTGGAGCTCACGTGCAAGCACCAGGACAAGCCGATGACGGTGCGGCTGCGTGGGGCCTGGGTGGACATCGACCCTTCCACCTGGGCGACCAAGATGGACATGACGGTGACGGTGGGCCTGGGAACCGGCAATCGCGACACCCAGGTGGGCCAGCTCCTCACCATGCTTACCCAGATCGACCAGCCGATCGTGCAGCTTCAAGGCGGGTTGGGCGGACCCCTGCTGACGCCGAACCACATCTACAACAAGCTGGCGAAAATGGTGGAGGCGATGGGGTATCGCAACGTCGCCGCGTTCTACGGCGACCCTGCCACGTCACCGCCGCCGGCCGCCGCGCCGCCCCAGGCGCCGCCGCCGAATCCCATGGTCGACCTGGCGCGTGCGCAGATCGCCCTGGAGCAGACCAAGGCCGCCGCGGCGCTCGATCTCAAGCAGCAGGAGGCGGCAAGCCGCGCGGCGCTGGCGCGGGAAAAGGCGCTGCACGACATGCAGCTCGCCCAGCTCAAGGCCGAGCATGAGATTGCCCTCGACAAGCTGCGCGCCGCCGCAGAGGTGGAAAGCGCGCGCCTGAAAGCGGGCGCGGCGCCGGCTCCGCCCGCGCCTTAGCCGGCGCCGGTCTGCGCATCCGATCTCACACCCACCAACCCCGATCCCTGCAAGAGGAGTCTCCGCCATGAATTCCCACTCTCATCGCGCGGGCGCGGACAGCGACGCGAGCCGCCTGGCGTATATCCTCGAGGTGCTGGAACGGCCCGACCCGGACGCGGCGGTGAGGGCGGCGGGCATGGCGCTGGCGCGGGCGCGGGACGCAGGCAGCGGCGGCTTGCGCCAGCAGCACCTGGCGGAAGCGCAAGCGCACATCGCCCGGATCGACCCGCGGCGGCAGGGCCGCGCGGTGCAGCAGTTGCAGGGCCAGGTGCTGGCGCTGCAAGGCCGGCGAGGCGACACCCGGCTGGCCCACGTGACCCCGGGGGAGGTGGTGATCCCGCAACGCCTGCAAACGCCGGCGGTGATGGGGTACCTGGCGGCGGCGGCGCGAGCCGCGGGGCTCGATCCGCGCAGCCTGCTGGTGGGGCACCCGGCCGGCAAGATCAACCCCCGCACCGGGCAGCAGGAGTTCTGGTCGATCATCGGTGCCTCCGACGACGAGGACAACCCCGGCTGGGACGTCACCGGCGACGAGGGCGACTTCGATCCGGGCGACTACGATGGATGGGACGGCGGAGAAGGGCCGGACGGCGGCAGCGACGGCCCAATCGAGACCGTGACCGTCACCGCGCCACGCGATCATACGGATTCATTCTGGCAGAACCTCAACCCGATTTCGTCAGCCAACGCGGCGAACGATCCGCCGGGACCGTATCCTTCAAATCAACAAATCTATCGGGGCATATTCGCACCGAGCGATCCCGATGTCATTAAGGGGCTTTCGGACGAGAACTTATACCACTATCAGCACAGACTTGAGGCAGAGCGGGCATTTCAGAAAATTTTCCAGTACGGCATGGGCAAGTATGCTGGTCCGCTCGGGGAGGCGGGGGCTTCATCGGCGTTCAGAGACCTCGATCCCATCTTCTCGCTCTATGCTGCGGAATTCGCTCGTCGCGGGTTACAGTATCCGTGAAGTGAACTAACGCGTCGGACTATTCAAACCCGCACGTAGAGCGCTTACGCAATTCCCAGTATTCACGATCTCGAACGTGATCCTCAGGGCATCGTCGGGACCCTCAAATCCCACGGTGTTTGTAATGCCGTCGACCGGAACAGGCGCTTGGGAAAGGCGCACCGTTTTATCCCAAGCCCTTTCATAAGCCGTCATATCGAACGGCCCTGGGGAGATTGCGAGGAGGCGCGCGAACCAAACCGAGAGCGCATGCGCTTCGAATAGACCGTGGTCCATTGCGTAGTCGAGATGGTCGAGCATCTCGGTCTTGCGGTCCTTCCAATTCGTCACATAGATCACGCAGGCCAGCGCAAACCGGGCATGCGGCAGGCCGAGTGCCGCGGCTTTGACAAATAGCTCCTCGGCTTCTGCGGGTCGGGCGAATGCCTTAGGTCGATCCAGAAGATCTACACCCTTGCGATACACCGCGATCGCTTCCGGATCGGCCGAACGGGGCCTTTCGTATGTAGTGCGGATCGCGGACTCGTCGTCCGGCGTCGGGAACATTGCCTGGTAGGGCACCCAGATTTCCATCGGCTCACTGTAAAAGGGTTGAGCGCAAATGCCAGAAACAAGCGCGTGCGTGATCAGCCGCCGGGCTGCTGCAGCGCTTCCGATCGTGATCGTGCCGGGCGCGCCCGTCACGAGCTTCGGATCGTTGGCCCGGTCATAGAGCTGCCTCACCAATAGCGATGCGCGGGAATAGTTTGAAATCGCCGGGGTGCCGAATCCCGAGTACTCGTAATTGATCAGCAGGGCCTGGGCCTCCAATACGCCATGCGTGGCGGCGTATAGGGCAAGGTTGTAGGCCTCGCGCGTCCGGCCCTTAGCAGCCTCGGTATGAAAACTGGCCGAGTAGATGGTGCAGGCGAGACCGTAGTAGGCGTGCGGAAGGCCAAGGTTTGCGGCCCTGACGAAGAGCTCTTCGATGGCGGTGAAATCGCGCTTCCCCTGATACTGCTCGAGCAGACGCATGCCTTCGTTGTACGCGGCGACCGCTTCGGGATTCGCCGGTGGGATAGCGGCCTCTGGCGCGACCTTGGGAGCGGCGGCGCAGGAAGCCAGACCGAGGGCAAGCACGCCGACGATGACGATGCACCGCATGGGAGTCTCCTCTCCAAGAGGTTGAGAATATCAAAGCCCGAGGAACCGGACAAAGCGCGTATGCACGGAGACCTGTGGCGGCGGCGGCGCGAGCCGCGGGGCTCGATCCGCGCAGCCTGCTGGTGGGGCACCCGCGCGGACGCATCAACCCTCGCACCGGGCAGCAGGAGTTCTACGAAGGCTGGGAGACCATCGGCAGCGAAGGCAACTTCGACCCAATCAGCGAAGATTGGTGGAACGACGGCGAGATGCGGGACTTTGGTGCGGATGGCGGGTCGCCGGGCGGTGGAGGCAACGGCGGCAGCGACGGCCCGATCGAGACCGTGACCGTCACCGCGCCTCGAACCCCTGATTTCCGACCCGACCCGCCGAAGTTGATAGATCCTGGTCTACCCGACATCGGAGTGCCCACTGCCTTCACTGTCGGTCCCAGTAAGGAAGATCTTATTAAGGCGCGGGATGCACTGCGCGAAGCAATCCGGCGGATAGAAGTAGGACAGCATGTCATTCACGGGGCGTCGATTGCGGGAATCGTAGCGGGTGCGCCTGTAGAATTACCGACAGGTCTCGCTTGGGCGGCATCGGAGATTGGATCGCAATATCTGAACAGCAAGCTAGACGATCTAAACAGGCAGATAGAGCAGTTCGATGGACCGAAATGATTGGATTGGTTATCTTGCCAAGTAGGGCATAGGCAATGACAGACGAACCAAGGCCGATCCAGCGCACAATCGCCGGGACAGCGGGCGCGAGTTGCTTGCTAGGTCTTGCGAGTGGCTGGTCTGTCTTGGCTCTGCCTTTTGGACTCGCGAATCTGTTCCACAACAGTACAGGTGAAATCGGAGCGTTCGTCTTCTTTATCGTGTGGATCGTGTACGTGGTCTACAGGTGCTGGTTCAACTTGCTGGTTCCCTCGCTGCTACGCGGCGAAGTGTTCGAGGGCTTGCGCACATATCGCTTACAGATGCTTTATTCGCAAAGCGCGGTTGTTGGCGCGATCGCTGCAGCACCTATCGCTATTCGAACATGGGCCTCCGTGACGTGATCGACGGCGAAAAGGCCGACGCCATTGCGGCCGAAGCCGCGCGTGCCACCGCGCATGGCTTCGCGGCCGGACTCATCATGAGCGGGTCGGCGGCACTGGGCATTTGGATTACCGGTTCGCTCGCCCCAATCTCCGCTGCGATAGCCGTCGGAGGCGTGATTCTGGGGGTGGCGATGTACGTCGCCTACTTCGGACTGTTCAGCACGGCAAAGGTGACGGCCCGCCTTGAGAAACTTGGCCTGACGCCCGCGCCCGAGTTGACGTTCGGACGCATGGACAGGCTGATGCGCCGCCTGTGGATGTTCGGGTGGACCTTCGGGTTTTTCGAAGGTCTCCTGCTCAATGTCCTCGCGATCTAGGGGCGGCATCTCGCCTCCGTTGACGGCCAGGGCGCGCAAGGGCTTCCGGCGCGATGCTTCCCGACTGACAGGATGTCCCCGATGACCCGCGAAGACGCTATCCGGCGGGGGGAGGCGGCGCGCCGCCTCTTGGAGGATGCGACCGCGCAGGCGGCGCTGGCGGAGATCGCGGCGGAGTGCACGGCGAGCTGGGCGGACTCCAGTCCTGCGGATGTGGCGGCCCGGGAAGATGCCTATCGCCTGCATCGCTGCGTCGCGCTGCTGCGTCAGAAGCTGGAAGCCTGGGCGGCAGGCGCTGCCCTGGAGAAGGACCGGGCGACCGCACGTCCGACCGAGCCATGAGCCGATCTTTGAGACAGCTCAACACAGGAGGGCGTCTTCCATGAGCAGCCACCTTCATCGTGCGAGCGCGGACAGCGACGCGAGCCGCCTGGCGTATATCCTGGAGGTGCTAGAGCGGCCCGACCCGGACGCGGCGGTGAGGGCGGCGGGCATGGCGCTGGCGCGGGCGCGGGACGCAGGCAGCGGCGGCCTGCGCCAGCAGCACCTGGCGGAAGCGCAAGCGCACATCGCCCGGCTGGACCCGCGGCGGCAGGGCCGGGCGGTGCAGCAGTTGCAGGGCCAGGTGCTGGCGCTGCAAGGCCGGCGGGGCGACACCCGGCTGGCCCACGTGACCCCGGGGGAGGTGGTGATCCCGCAACGCCTGCAGACGCCGGCGGTGATGGGGTATCTGGCGGCGGCGGCGCGCGCCGCGGGGCTCGACCCGCGCAGCCTGCTGGTGGGGCACCCGCGCGGGCGCGTCAACCCCCGCACCGGGCAGCAGGAGTTCTGGTCGGTGCAGGGTGCCTCCGACGACGAGGACAATCCCGGCTGGGACGTCACCGGCGACGAAGGCGACTTCGACCTGGGCGACTACGGGCAGGGTGGCGGCGGAGAGGGGCCGGGCGGCGGAGAGAGTCCCGCGGACTCGCCAGAGACGAACCTACCGCCGCCGCAATACGGTCCTTGGGGCCACTGGAACCAGCCAACGACGGAGCCATCGAATACCCGCCCGCCACCGCCTCCTGCCGGTCCGTATGGAACAATCATTCAGCCGACCGCCCAGCAGCCGACGGATACTCATCAGCCTCCCGACACGAACGGGCCTTGGGCCGATGGACCCATCTTCGGCTACCGATTCTGGCCATGATGAGGCTCGATCCACGGGGCGCCGCGATCATGGAAGCCGATGGCTGAGACTCTCGCTCTGACCGCCATTCCGCGATATCAAGCGCCTAACGGGGCGCCGGCTTGGGGCTGATATCCCAGGAGTCCCAGCACGTGCCGAAGTTGGCGATCCTGAAGATCACCCTCAAGGCCTCGTCGGGACTCTCAAAGGTCACCGTCCCTGGGGCGCCGCTCACAAGGTCGGGATTCTGCGAGAGTTGAACGGTTTCGCGCCACAGCTTACCGACCTTCTCCAGGTCCGGAGGGAGGCTGATGCCCCGGTGCCGCAAGAACCAGACCAAGAGCGCCTTTGCCTCAAGGACATTGTGATCCGCAGCATATGCCGCGTGTGCGATCATCTCATCTCTTCGGTCTGTCCACCCAGCCGCATAGATCAGGCAAGCCAACCCAAAGCGCGCATGGGGAAGATCCAAGTCGGCGGCCTTCTTGAACAGGCGCTCAGCCCCGGAGAAGTCCGCGTACTGCCAGGGACGATAGAGAAGATCGGTCCCTTGCCGGTATAATGCGACCGCCTCGGGTTTCGCGGCGGGTATCTTTGGCTGATCGACGCGCGCATTCGGATCGGCATCCGGCATCCACAGTTGCTTCTCTTCCTCATAGAAGACCGGGCCGCACGGCTCCGACAGAAGCGCTTTCGTAATCAGTCGGCGTGCGTCGGCGGGGCTACTTATCGTGACGGTTCCCGGTGCGCCACTGATGATACCTGGCGAACGTGCGCGCTCGTATAACTGCTTCAGCAGGCGCGTTGCGACTCTATAGTCTTTGGCCTTCGTTGTGCCGATTCCCGAGAACTCGTAGTTTATCAGCAGCGCTTGCGCTTCCAGGACATTGCGGTATGACGCATAGAGCGCGAGTTCATAAGCCTCGTTGAGACGCTCCTTCGCCGCCGGTACCGAGCTCTGAGATGCATAGATCGTGCAAGCCAGCCCGTAATAGCCGTGCGGCAATCCGAGGCTTGCAGCCTTTCGAAACAGGGCCTCGATCGCGGCGAAGTCGTGCGGTGTTCCTCGAGCTTCCAGCCGTCGCATACCTTCGTTGTACGCAACGACGGCCTCAGGGTTGGCCGGCGGCAGCGAAATATCTTGAGCCTGTGTCGGCGCGCCTGCGACTAACGCGGCACACAACGCAAGATAACGCGTAAGGCAATAATGGAACATCGGAGCCTCCAGTCTGCCGAGGTCATATTATCAACGCCTTGGAAGGGCACCAAGCTAACCGAGGCCCGTGATCCTGCAACGCCTGCAGACGCCGGCGGTGATGGGGTATCTGGCGGCGGCGGCGCGGCGGGCGGGTCTCGACCCGCGCAGCCGAAGATCCGGTCGAATGCTCCGCCGATTGGACGACCGTGCGTGTGCTCTTGCAGGCACCGTGAGCTTTGACGAGCCCACGAATCGCGCGTAAACGGGTAATGCAATCCTGACATCGGTGCGCCGACGAAGAGCCGCGACGAAGAAGTCGGCGGCGCGCGGCACCGTCTCCCGCTGCGGCGGACCCATTCACCACAGGCGAGGCTGTCATGGCCGACCGCGAGGCAGCGCCGTCCCTGGACGGCGTCGCCAACGAAATCCTGACGATTCTCGGCGAGGACGACCCCCGGTCGCCGCCGAACCCCGAACGCGAGGGCGACGACGGCGACGCCGAAGCCACCCCCGAGGAGGCGGCCGACGCCGCCGACCCAGCCGCCGACACGGAAGCGGAGACGCCCATCCAGGCGCCGGCGAGCTGGAAAGCGGATGCCAAGGAGCGGTTCAAGGACCTCCCACCCGCGCTGCAACGGACCATCGTTGAACGGGAGAGGGAACGCGAATCCCACTTCAGCAAGACGCAGCAGGACGCCGCCCGTGCGCGCAAGGTCCTCGAGGCCGAACGCCAGGCGGTGCAGCAGGAGCGACGCGGCAGTCTCGATACCCTGTCGCTGCTTTCGGAAGCGTTCCAGACCCTAGACCCCGTCCTCGCCGAGGGCGCCAAGACCGATTGGCAGAAGCTTTCGCGCGAGGACCCCGCTGCCGCCCAGGCGAAGTGGGCGCAGTACCGGGACCGCCTGCAGGCCTTGCAAGCGGTCCAGGCGCGGCGCGCACAGGCTCACGAGGCGGCGCAGCAGGAGGGAGTACGCCACGCCCACCGCACCCTCCAGGACAAGCTGCCGTTCTGGAACGATGCCGGCCGGCGCGGCGCGTTCCTCGATGCCCTCGACCACTATCTGCATGAGCACGGGTTCACGCCGGCGGAGCGACGCTCCCTGGCGGACCCGCGTGCGATCTTGGTGGCGCGAGAGGCGATGCTGTATCGCCAGCTGATGGCGCAGCAGGCCCAGATCGCCGCACGGCGGCGGGGCGCGGCCGGCGGACGGGTGCTGAGGTCCCAGGCATCGACCGAGAGCAGGGAGGTTTCGGGACGGGCGCAGGCTCTTGCCAAGCGTGCCGCGCGAACCGGCCGCCTGGACGATCAGGCGGCGGCGATTCTCGCGGCCTTGGACTGAACCCCTCCACGGAGAGAAACCCATGGCGATCGTCACGAATACCGCGCTGACGTTCTCGTCGATCGGAAATCGCGAGGACCTGTCGGACAAGATCTTCAACCTGAGCCCCACCGACACCCCGTTCCAGGCCGGCATCGGCAAGACCAAGGCCGAAGGCACATTCCACGAGTGGCAGACCGACGTGCTGGCGGCGGCCGCCAACAATGCCGTGATCCAGGGCGACGATACGTCGACCTCCTACACGTTCTCCGCCGTCGCGCCGACGGTGCGCCTGGGCAATCGCACGCAGATCAGCCGCAAGGACGTGGTGGTCTCCGGCACCCAGGACGCGGTGAGCAAGGCCGGCCGCAAGAAGGAGATCGTCTATCAGCTCCTGAAGAAGGCCAAGGAGCTGGCCCGCGACATGGAGTACGTGCTGGTCCAGAACGGCGTGAAGGTGACCGGCAATTCCACCACCGCGCCGCAACTGGCCGGGCTCGAGTCCTGGTACGGCCAGACGACGTCCACCGTCAGCACCAACGTCAGCCGCGGCGCCGGTGGCGCCAATGCGAGCTCGAACCAGACCGTGGCGCCGACGGACGGAACCCAACGGGCGCTGACCGAATCCCAGCTCAAGAGCGTGATTCAGGGCTGCTGGACCAACGGCGGCGACATCGACCTGATCATGGCCGGGCCGTTCAACAAGACGGTGATTTCCACCTTCACCGGCAACAACACCCGCACCCAGGACACCAGCGACAAGAAACTGGTGAGTGCGATCGACGTGTACGTGTCGGATTTCGGCACCCATCGCGTGGTGGCGAACCGGTTCCAGCGCGAGCGCTCGCTGCACGTGCTGATGACGGACATGTGGGCGGTGGCCTACTTGCGGCCGAAGCAGACCATCGATCTGGCCAAGCTGGGCGACAACAGCAAGGCCATGATCATCGCCGAGTATTCCCTCGAGAGCCGCAACGACTCCGGCTCGGGCGTGGTGGCGGACCTGACCACGTCGTAAGCACGCGGAGAGGCGGAACGAACCCGGGGCGGCCCGACGCGGCCGCCCCTCCATTCCGGAGCACCGATCATGGACTTGCGGCAATACCCCGACGGCTCGCTGGGCGTCTGGTCAGGCACCGAGGGCCTCGACGTGATGCGCCTCGGCGGGCCGAAAACCCCGACCGTGGCGACGGGCTGCGCCTATCGCGGCCAAACGGTGGCGAAGATCCCGCTCGGCACCGCCGCCGGCAACGGCGGCGTGGTGTCCTGGCAGCCGTCCAATGCGAACATCGATTACATCGTTGAGCAGGTCATCGTCGACATCACCGCCGCGCAGGCGGGGCAGACGGTGAGCATCGGCACCGCCGCCAACGGCAGCACCTCGAGCGCGAACCTGATCGACACCCTGTCCACCGCGGCGACGGGCACTTTCGACAACGTGACCGACAAGGGCACCAACGGAAAGTCGCGCCAGCGCCTGACGGCGGGGCAGTTCATCACCGCCACCGCGTCGGGGACGCCGGCGAGCCTGGCGGGCAACCTGTACGTCACGATCTGGGCGGTGTGAGCCATGGGAACCGCGATCAAGTTCGAAGCCTATCGCATCCTGAACACCGGCACGACGATGGCGGTGACCACGACCTCCGCGCGCACCGCGTTGCCGCAGATCAGCGACGCGGTGGACGGCAACCCGCGCTTCGTCCGGCTGCTGCCGGAAGCGGCGTGCTACGTCAAGTTCGGCGACGGCAGCGTGACCGCAACCCTGAACGACATTCTGGTCCAGCCCAACATGGCGGAGGTGTACAGCGTGCGCGGCTGCACCAACATCGCCGCCATCACCCGCAGCGGTACCGCCAACCTGAACGTCGTTCCGGTGGAAGTATGAGCCGGCGATTGCTGGTCGACGCCGCGCCCGACGGCACGCGGGAGATTGCGCACTTCGACGCCGACGGCAACCTGACGGCGCTGCAGTGGACCGCCGACGTGGAGCCGGTGATCGAAGCCAACAAGCGCGCCCAGAACGACGGCAGCCGCGGCTGGGGCACCACGCGCGAGTGGCGCAAGGTCGCCTCGATCCCGGTCGCGGTGCTGATGGAATACTGCCAGAGCCGCGGCATTCCCCTGGAGCACGCCCTGGGCGGCCCCGGCCAGCGGGAGGCGATCGGCCGGATGTTGGCCGACAGCGACTATCGCTATCTGCGCACGGACACCTAGGCGATGGCCCTCGGGACCTATTCCGACCTTCAGGCGGCGGTGGCGTCGTGGATGGACCGTACCGACCTGGGCGCCGCGATTCCCGACTTCATTGCCCTATTCGAGACCGCCGCCAAGGCCGAACTGCCGCTGCGCACGCGCTACAATCTCGCCGCGACCACCCTGACCACGACGGCCGGGGTTGCCACCGTGGCGCTTCCGGCGGATTTCCTCGAGGCGCGCGCGCTGGTGAACCAGACCGACCCCAAGGACGTGCTCGACCCCTACACGCCGGCGGCGCTGTATACCCAGTTTCCGGACGGACAGGGCGGGCGGCCCCGGGGCTTCACCACCGTGGGCGGCACGCTGGAGCTGGCGCCCAAGCCGGACGCGGCCTATGGGCTCAAGCTCTACTACTACCAAAGGATAACGCCGCTTTCGAACGAAGCGCCGACCAACTGGCTGCTGGCGAACTTCCCGAACCTGTATCTGTTCGGCGCCCTGGTGGCCGCGGAAGCCTATCTCGGCACCGACCCGCGGCTGAAGCTGTGGGGCGACCTGTACGACGACCTGTTGCAAAAGCTGGCGGCCGCCAACGAGCGCGCGCAGTACGGCGGGGCGGCGCTGGCGGTGAAAACCGACGCGGTGGCGTGATGCCGCCGGCCGGAGCAGCGCCGCGCGCGCCCGAAGACGCGCCGCCCTGGGCCTCGCGGATGGTCCATGACCTCGTTTCATGGACCGAGTGGACGCTGCGCGGACCGTTCCGCCTGACGCGCTATGCCAAGGCGAGCCTGCCGGCGCTGGCGGCCCAGGACGCCGGCGCGACGGCCTGGTGCACCGACGACGCGACATTTCCGCGCCAGGTGTGGTGGACCGGCACCGGCTGGGTGCGATCCGACAATTCGACGGTGGCGTGATGGCAGACACGGCGACGAGCCGCAAGCGGCTGCGCAAGCAGTCACTGGGCTCCAACACCAACACCTGGGGCGACACCAAGCTCAACGAGGTGCTGGACGTCATCGACCAGTGCATGGACGGGTATGTCGCCGTTGCCTTGACCGGGAGTCTCGATCTCTCGGCCGCGACGACCAACTACACCGCCGCCGACAACACCAAGTACCGGGCCATCGCCTTCACCGGGACGCTGGGGGCGCCGGCAACCGTGACCTTCCCGTCCGTGCAATGCTGGTACCTGATCTTCAACACCACCAATCAGACGGTGACCGTCCTGTGCTCCGGCGGCACGGGCGTCGCGGTGCCGCCCGGCACCAATGCGCTGGTGTATGGCGACGGCGCCGACCTGCGCAATGCCGCGCCGCAGCTGTTCGGCGGCCCGTTGACCGTGAACGGACAGATCCGCGGCGTTGCGGCAGGCGCGGCCTCGACGGACGCGGTCAACGTGGCACAGATGGCGGCGGCGATCGCGACGGCGGCGCTGCCGGCCACAGCGGGCACAATCCTGAACAGCGTCAGCGACACGATGGCGAGCTATGCCGCGCAGAAGCTGCCGGCCTATGGATTCCTCAAGCGCCGTACCCTCGCCGCCGGCGGCAACGAACAGCAGCAGATCAAGCCCCAGCGCGACGCCACCGTAACGGCGAACACGACCGTGATCATCGGTGCGATCACGCCGGTGGACTCCAGCGGCGGTGCGATCGCGGCGCTCAATCTGCCGGCGGCGGGCACCGGCGACACCGCGCTCCAGGACGGCGACTTCGTGTGGCTGATCGACGTCGGCGGCGCCGTCGAGAGCAACACCGTGACGGTGGTCGGCAACGCCGGCACCATCAATTTCATGGGCCAGGGCGCGGCTGCGAGCCTGACATGGAACGGCCCGAAATACTCCATGCTGAAGTTCGGCTGGAACGCCGGCCTCGGTCAGTGGATCGGCAACGGCTACGACTGAGGAGCGACCATGGTCGACACCATCAGCATGCTCGCCAAGGGCGGCGCCGGCCCCGGCTATCCGAAGGGCAACGAGGTCTTCATCGACCTGTCCGCGCAGGGCGGCACGCCCTATGCGATGACCGCCGCCCACATCGGCCGCACGCTGGTGCTCCACTCCGGCGCGGACGGCCAGGCGTTCAAGTTCCTCGCCGCGAACAACGCATCCCTCGCACCCGGCAAAGGCGTCGGCATCGTGGTGGCGAAGAAGTCGCGGCCGATCAAGATTCTCAACGGCGGCACGGCCGGCACGGACCCGATCCTCGAAGCGTTCCTGATGCCGGGGGCCGCCGTCACCTTCATCCTTACCAGCGCGTCCGCGCCGTCCGCGGCGGCCGGTACATGGACGGCCTACGGCAGCGGCATGTTCGCCGGCCCGGTGCCGGTGACGCTGCCTTCGGTGGAGGATCCGGGGATCGATTTCGGGAGCGTTGTCAACTACAGCGCGACCTGCACAGGCAGTGCGAATGGAAACAATGCCCTCCCGGGCCAGCACTTGGCGCGGGTCAATAGTACTACCTACGCCTGGGGCGCTCCACCGAATGCAGGCACCTCCATCGTCGGCTACGGCCTGATCTATAACCATGCGACAGATGCTTGGACTTGGAGCACCGGTACCACGATCTTCTCCAGCGCCAATAGCTGGTACGGGCCGATGGTGGCCGGCATCAACGGCAATGCGGTCTACTCAGCCTTCGAGACCACAACGGACAAGTTGAGTATGAAGGCTTGCACCTTCAGCGGGGCGACGCAAACCTTCGGCTCGGCGATCCAGAGCGGCGGATGGGGTTGCAACCCAACGGGGTCCGGGCAAGCCCAGTGGGGGAAGATGTCGATCATCCCCGACAACGTGGCGGGCGGCTTCTTTCAAGTCTATCCGCGCTATGACGACAACAACAGCCACTTCGGCGTCAACCATTTCACGCTATCGGGCGGCACGACTCTTGCGCAAGACGGTGGATACACGACGACGATGGCTGCGGGCGATGTATTCGTTTATGGAGCGAGCTTGCAGAACAACAAGCTCGTGACGGGAGAAACTTCCGATGGCACCAACGGTGTCGGCATTTATACTTACAACGCGGGGGCGATCACGGTCTCGAACGTGAAGGGGCGCGGAAACACGGCCACAGGGGGCGTGTTCTGCGTCGATACGGCGAATCGCGTATTCATCGCGTCTGCGGGGATGGCGGCTACCGGAAACCGCTTCGTGCTCAACGCCAGCTACACAGATATGAAGGAAAACGATGTCATCTGCGAACCGTCGCCCGGCGACTACAACCAGCCGCCGACGGGCTTCACATGGTGGCTTTCTGAGGATGAGGGACTGAACCTTGCCTATGGCTCTGGTTCTTGGCGTGGCTTCACCCTCTTCAATGTACATCTCACTGCTCGCATTAGGAAGGGATCACCGGCCGCCAGCGGATACAATGCGCCGATAACGACCACCATCGTCCCGGCGCAGCTGGCATATGGCGGGATGGCCTCGATCACAATGCTGAATGGGTACGTGTTCGGCGTGGACATCAATTGGAGTATCCGTCGGATGGCGATGGTCTACGGCTCATCGGACCAGTCTCTCGCTGTCAACCGCCGCGTCCGCGCGGCGATGTTTGAACTCCCGCGTAACTACGACCATTGCTTGATCATATAGGTGGCCCATCGGCGACCCCTTTCGTTCCATATTCGGCGAGCGCCTACTGGATTGCGGCGCCGCTGAATCCAATGGGCCGGGACCGACTCTGTAGCCGATTGACGTCGCTGCCGCGAGCCTTCCGACTCATGCGATCGCCGATCGAATCTGCTGCCAAATAGAATCTAGTTAGGCGATGCAAGCGGAACCCAACCCATCATCGCAGGCTCTTCGGGGGCGGACCAGCCACTTACCGAGGCGGCAGATAGTCGGTGAGATTTCGACGTACAAACTGCTCTAGCCTAACAGTAGCATATTCTCCCGGCGAGAAATCGAGGTACTGCTGCAACAGCCCGATACGTGCGGGCATGTCGAAATCAAGGTCGACCGTGCCGTCCACCGCCGCCTCGATCTCGGCCTCGAAGTGTTCGCGATCGAACAGGAAGCAGATGTGTTTGCGGTGCTCCGGGTCTTCCCGCCAGAAGGTCTGGTCGTCGCGCGGCCGGCGCGCGTCGCCCCATTGGGGCACCAGGATTCGCACCGGCGCGAGGAGCGATTCCAGCAAGGCCAGGGAATTGTATCCGATCACGACCCGCGCCCGCGGCGCCACGAGCGAAACGGGCTCGATCGACAGATCCAAGAATCGCTCAGCTCCGGGAGGAAGCAATTTCCGGACGTCTTCACGGTCGGCGATATGTTTGCATTTCACAATGAAGCGGACACCAGAGGCTAGATGCCGCTCGGCGCAGGATGCAAATATCAGGAGCATCTCACGGAAGCTTTCTCCCCCGAGGTAACCTTGATCGGCGTAGGATAGAAACACGATGCCATCGCGTGCCGCGTCCGCGACGGGATTTTGCAATCGGTCGACCCACGGGTCGAGCCGCGGAAAGCCGGTGATGAAGACCTTCTCGGATGGAAAGACTCGATTCTCGATAAGTTCTTCGCTTGCAGACCGTCCACCAACCGCGATGCCCTTGACGTCAGGTCTGAGGGTGTAAGTCTTGTAATAGTTCTTGTTCGATTCCCAGTGCCGCGGAAGGATTCCAACCTCTCTGTAAAGGACGAGGAAGGGAATACCGGACTTGGCGCAGGCGCGGCGCAGCCCTTCTTCGAAGCCGTAGTCGAACGCGGCCGAAATGATCGCCGCCAAGCGCACATGCCGTCTTAGCTTCTCGAGGAGAAGTGCTGCAAATTCCTCGGCCTTGGCCCAGCGATGTTCGAAGAGCGGTCCAACGCAGGCCCCATAGCTTGCCTGTCCCGCCATTTCCTTGGTCATCCACCTCGTCTGGGGCCGATACCACACAACAGCCGGGAGCTTGAGCCAGTTGAACTCCCTGGCGCGGATTCGAAGCTCGTTCACGTCGTGATCGAATTGATCTCGCGACAGGCAGACGACCGAAGGCAGCGCCGGATCTCGAATCTGCTTCTTCAAGACCTCGGCGATGAGTGACGGCCAATCGGTGTTCGGGTCGTCGTAAGACTCTTCCATGCTCGAGTTCTGACTATGCTGGGATGCGGGCTCAAGGGTCAGACGCGTAGCTCAGAACGCACTGACAGATTGAGGGCGGCATGCGATGTTCGGTGCCCCGAACGCTTCGAGCCGATTACTGCAATCATGGCATGCGGGAGATCACGGGAGACCATGAGAACGGGCAGGTGCGCCCTGCCGCAAAGTGCAAACTTGACCGGCTACCTTCGCCGGGGCTCAGACGCCGAAAGGAAGGATGGGTAAAACGGCTGGTCACGCAAGGAGGCATCGAATGGTTATTGATGCGCTGTTTGTGCCATGGGCCCCGGCTCGGTACCGTCAGATCCTCTGGCGCCGCAGCTTGAGTAGATCGCCAAAAAACCAAGTGACTGGGTCCTAATGTCCAAAGAGCCCCTCCTGCCCCAGTCTCCACAGGGACAATAGCCAGCTGGAGACCAAGATAAGCCGATAAGATCAGGTTCGTGCGCGGACTTCCAGAGGCGATTTAGGGCTGAGAGAAAGCTTCGAAACCAGCTTGTTGGGCCTCCGCCGCGGCGCGCATCGGCCACGCGTCGCGTAGCCATCAAGGAATCCGATCGCCCAAGCGTGCGCAGTCGACTCTAATGTTGGTGTCCTTCTGATGACGTCGCAGACCAGGATCACTTGCAGTTTCGCACAGGAAGTCCTGGTGGCGCATGCCAAGGATCGCGGCAGTGGGAGCCAAGCACGGGTCCTGTCCCGGATCGTGCGTCAGGACGATGACATTGGCGCCGGCGGGAGCCAGATACAGGGCAAGCATATTGGAGCCAAAGACTCCGAGCAGAGTCTCGCAATCGCCGAATAGGCTTTGCTGTTCGGCGAGTGACAGGTCGGCGGGATCGACGGAAATGAAGTTCTCGCTCTCCAAGAAGCTTTCAAACTCAAGCCTGTTCTCGATGAGGCGGGTACCGACACTTATTCGATTCAAGAACACGCGCTTTCTCGGGGTCGGCGCCGCCGCGTGACGAGAAATTGCGCCCCTGACGAACCTCACATGCTCCGGGTTGGGGGGCAACGATCTTCCGGGTCGATAGACGTGCAACTTCCCGAAGGTGATTTTCGTTCCGGAGTCGCAAGGCAGAATGAGGCGGTCAGGAACGCCACATGCGCTGAGAGTCTCCAACTGCCTTTCTGCCAGGCCGGAGGGTACGACCAGTGGAACATCCGGCGCAAAGCGGCGCGCGAGCGTTCGGGGAAGGAAGTCGATAAACCAATGTCCGACATTCACGCTCGTCGGGGCCGAAATGAAAATGGCCTCCGGGATGTCGACCGTCTGCGGAGGCTCGTAGTAGGCGACGCCACCGTGGGCGCAGAAGTGCGGACGCGCAGCGAGCTTTGCAGTGACGTCCATATAGCCGCTGTCACCGAGGACCGTGCCGTCTTCAGCAATGACAAAATCCCACCCCGGGCACCACCGGGCGCCCTCGAGAAGCACATAGGTCGAGGGTTCGGTACGGTACGCGAAGGCCCTCGAATAAGGCGTCGAGGCACGGAGATCGACATCTCGAGCCGGAAACAGAACGTGCAACTCTGTCCCCTTAGCGCGGCACCACTCCTCCATTGTCGCGGTCGGCGCAGCCGTGAGCGGCAATTGCAGGTTGCTCTCCGGCCAGCCGCGCCGGACCAGCGGCTCGATCAACCGCTGATCCCCGCATGCCGCCGCCGCGACGATTACGGCTTCCGCAGCATTTCGCTTCGCCGACGGGCTTGAAAAGAGTGCATCGCGGAGTTGAGCGTAGGATGCGCCGACTTCGCGCTTCCACTCCACAGGACTAGGACGTTGCACCACCTGACCTACGGTCCCATGCTCCAAAAACTCCCCTTCCGCCCTGGCCTCTACAAGGACGACAGTCCGCTCGAGGCCAAGGGCTATTGGGTCGAGGCCGATAAAATCAGGTTCGTGCGCGGACTTCCAGAGACGATTTACGGCTGGGAAAAGGCCTCCAACGCCAGCCTGCTGGGCCTTTGCCGCGGCGCGCTGACCTGGGCCGACAACGGCCGCAATCCGTACGCCGCGCTCGGCACCCATCTGCGGCTCTATGCCATGGACGTGGATGGGAACGTGACCGATATCACGCCGGCGGTCGCCAGGGCCCAGGGCGTGGCGATCACGATCGCGACCGTCGCCGGGTCCGCCGCGGTCACGGCGGGATGGACCGCGCACGGGCTGGTGCAGGATCAGAAGTTCGCGTTCGACGGCGCCACGGTGACGTCGATCGGCGGCGTGACCGTCAACGGTACGTTCGCCGTTGCCTCGGTCGTCGACGCCAACACGTTCACCTTCGTCGCGGCGCAGACCGCCGCTGCAAGCGCGGGGCCGACGGCGACGACAGTCAACACCACCGTTTTCCTGGCTCCCGGCCAGGTCGACGGCCTGGGCGGTCTCGGCTACGGCACAGGCGGCTACGGCACCGGCGGCTATGGCAGCTCCGCCGCCGGATTCAGCCTCTACCCGCGCACCTGGTCGCTGGCGCCCTGGGGGCAGAACCTGATCGCCAACCCGCGCGGCGGGGGCATCTACGAGTGGGCGCCCAACGTCGCGGCGACGGAGCTGGTCGCCAACGGCAGCTTCACCGGCTCGGCCGCCGGCTGGAGCCTGGGGGCCGGAATCAGCTACGGCACGAACAATCTCGTGTTCTCCGCGGCGAACGGCTCCGTCACCCAGACGGTCACCACGAGCATCGCCGCCTGGCACCTGCTGAGCCTCGACGTCGGGTCGTGGTCCACCGGCGCGATCCAGCCGGTCTACAACGGCACGAGCATCGGCCCGCCGATCGCCGCCAACGGCACGTATCGCACCGCATTCCATTCCGGCGCCGGCGGGGCACGCACCCTGGCGATCGCCGGCAGCAACGCATCGTGCACTGTGGACAACGTGTCGGTGCAGGTGCTGACCTCCGCCAGCCTCATCCCATCCGCTCCGCCCCAGGCGACGTGCATCTTCGCGACCGGCGAACGGATTCTGGTGGCCTGCGGCTGCGCCGACGCGAGCGGCAACTTCGACGCGCTGCGGGTGCGCTGGACCGACACCCAGAACAACCAGAGCTGGGCGCAGGCCGCGACGAACCTCGCCGGCGCCTTCACCCTGACGAACGGAAGCCGGATCGTCCGGGGTTTGGCGGGCACGCGGGAGAACCTGCTGTTCACCGATACCGCCGTCTACACCATGCGGTACGTGCCGGACCCCGCGGTCGTCTACAGCTTCACGGAAATCGCGACCGGCTGCGGCCTGATCGGGCCCAATGCGGTCGCGCAGGCCGCGGGGCGGACGTTCTGGCTGAGTCCGGCGGGAGAATTCTTCGCCTACGACGGCAGCCTGCCGCGGCCGCTGGCGTCGACCCTGCAACGGGACGTGCAGGACAACCTCGCCTGGGTGCAGCAGGACAAGGTCCATGCCTTTCCGATCGCCGCCCGCAACGAGGTGTGGTGGATCTATCCCGATGCGCGGGACGGCAACGAATGCTCGCGCTACGCGATCTACAACTTCATCGAGGATCACTGGAGCGCGGGCACGTTCGACCGGACCGCGTGGGCCGACGCCGGCGTGTTCCCCTATCCGCTCTCGGTCGACACCTCCGGCGCGATCCGGTTCCAGGAAAAGGGCTTCACGGCGGACGGCGCGGCGCGGAGCTGGTCGATCGCATCGGCCTACGTCGATCTCGCCGACGGCGACACCCACATGAGGCTTGTCGGTATCGAACCCGATGCGGAAGACCTCCAGGGCGGATATCAGATCGCCGTGGGCACGCGTCTGCGCAGCGCCGCCGGATTGACCAGCCGCAATTTCGGTCCCTACGGCATCACCGGCGCGACCGGAAAAGTGAGCGCGCGCGCCAACGGCCAGGAAGCCAGGTTCACCTTCTCCGCCACCGCGGCGCCGTCGTTCTGGCGCCTGGGCGCGCTTCGTCTCGACTTGCAGGAAACCGGGCGCAGACGGTGATCGAGGATTGGATCCGGGCCAGGGACTGGCTCCTGCCGGCGCTTGCCCTGAACGGGGGCACGCACACCGAGGACGACATCGTCGCCGGGCTCTACGTCGGCCGCTACCATCTCTGGATCGCGGAGCGGGGCGCCATCGTCACCGAGTTCGTCACGTACCCGCGCCTGAAGGCGCTGAACTTCTTCCTTGTCGGGGGCAACCTGGAGGCTGTGCTCGCCCTCGAGCCGGGGATCGTCGCATTCGCGCGGGAGAACGGCTGCAAGCGCGTGATCTGTGCGGGCCGCAAGGGCTGGGAACGGGTTCTCAAGGACTATGCCCCCGCGTGGTTGGGACTGCGGAAGGACATCTAGATGAGCAAGGGCGGCAGCGAATCGTCATCGAGCCAGCATTCCTCATTCGCCGGGAACAGCACGACAACGCCCGTCATCCCCGAGGATTGGCTTGACCTCAATACCAGGATCCGAGCGTTGCTCGGCGACACCGGCGCGACACCGGCTCAGCAGTCCGCGATGTCGTTCACTGCAGGCCAGCTTGGTGGAAACAGCCCGGTCAATGCTGCCTTGCCGGGCATCAACAGCTTGCTCTGGGGGATCGATCAGCAGTACGGCGGCATCAACAAGAACCTTTACGATCTGGCGATGAACGGCCCTCGCCAAGCCGGCGCGGCTCTCTCCGGCGGTTCCACGGCCCATGCGGCATTGGCCGGGCCGGTCGCAAACGCGGCTGCAGGCACCGGTGCCGCGGCATCCTCTCCCTACGCGCAGCTTTACGGAAGCGCGGTCACCGATCCGGCTCTTGCCGCATACGACTACGGCACCGCCCGCGGTCTCTCGGCGCTCGATGCCAGGACCGCCGCCGGCGGTGCGTTCGCCAACTCGCGCAGCGAAATCCCCTACGACGACTTGATTTCGCAAGCCGCCCTCGGGCGGGGCCAGTTGTCCGCCTCCCTCAACCAACAAGGTCTCAATCAGGCGTTCGGCTTCGGCCAGCAGGACGCGAACCGGTCGGCCGATCTGGCGAAGTTCAACTCCGATCTGGCTTTCCGGCGCGACATGTTCAATACGGGCAACCAGCAGGCGGCGAACATCTTCAACGCTCAGCAGCAGCAACAGAACGACCAGTTCAACGCCGGCGCCCTGAACCAGAACTCCCAGTTCAACGTGGACGCAGCCAATCAAGCGGATCGGATGAAGGCGTCGTTTCTCGCACAGGCCGCGCAGAATCTGGGGGCGAGGGTCGGGCTCTCCCAGGCGGTCATGAACAATATCGTCACCGCCAACGGACTCGACCTTGGGGCGGCCAAGACCCTGTTCGACCAAGGCGCGATCACAGCCAACCAGCTCCAAGAATTGCTGAAGATTGGAACGGCACGGTTCGGCCGCAACACGACGTCCTCCGGGTCGCAGGATGCGGTCGGCAATTCGTCCAACTCGAAATTCGGCTTCGGAATCGGCGACCTTCTGAATCTCTAACAGCCGCGATCAAGACGTGATTCGCTTCCTGTCGAGGGACGCGGCAGGCGTCAAGTGCCAAGCCGAGCAGTTCCCCGGGGTCAGGTCCGCATGCGCTCTGCTGCGCTTCCACGTAAAGCTGCAGGCGATACGGCGATGAGGGTGAATTGAACACGCCCGGAGGCTCGGCTCCAAACCGCATTGTCGTGGCGCTCCAGAACGGGACGGGGGCCATCCTCGCCAAGCTCGCCGTGATCAGCGTGCCGTTTCTCCTTGGCGCGACCGGCTATCTGCTGAACGCGGCGATTGCCGCTCGCGACGCCGTGACGCACCAAGAGATTCTTGCCATTGGCGGCAAGGTGGACGACTTGGCGGGTCGGATCGACGCTCTGGCAAGCATCGTCAGGGCCGACAACGACCGGGTCATCGCCACGCAAGGCGACGTGCGCGAACTCCAAGCACAGCAGAGGGCGACGGAGCGCAGGCTGGACGAACGAAGCCGCCACTGAGGCACCGCCGCCTCTGGCGCGTGCGCGAGAACCCCGTATGATCCGCGGATCCGTTCCGCAATTAGGGAATTCGCGCCGTCATGATCCGACGTGGCATTCATCCCAGCGCCGTCATCGACATACTCGGCCAAGCAATCATTCCCCATTCGACAATTGCCGAGCCGCTGGCGGTCATCTTTGTCGGTCTTGAGGGCAAGCTGGAACTGGGGGAGAGGAACACCCTTTATCCCCATGTTAGTCTGCGCATCGATAAGGGCTGGATGCGGAGCGGAGAGGAAGTATCGTTCGGCCCTGGCGTCAGCATTTACGAGCCGCGTGCCGGCCTCGAAATCGGCAGCCATTGCATGATCGCTGCCGGGGTTGCGATCTGCGGCACCTCGCACACGACAGCGCGTACCGACGTGCCCATGCGCCATCAAGAGGCGATTGCGCAGAAGATCGTTATCGAAGACGACGTGTGGGTGGGGATGCGCGCGGTCATCCTGCCGGGCGTGACGATCGGGCGCGGCTCGATCGTTGGCGCCGGCTCGATCGTGACTCGCGATATTCCACCGTTCAGCGTCGCATGGGGAAATCCCTGCAGCGTGCAACGATCGCGGCGTAACGACTGAGCGCAGTCCGAATCGGGCCGCCGCTTCCGCGACCCACAGCCCTCTCCCCTGGTTCGGAGTCCCCGCATGAAGCTGAATGCGGCCGGCATCGCGCTGATCAAGGAACGGGAAGCATGCCGGCTTGAGGCGTATCTGTGTCCCGGTGGCGTGTGGACCATCGGATACGGCCACTCAGGTTCGGAGATTCATGAGGGTCTCGCTATCACGCCCGCCGATGCCGAAGCCCTGCTGCATGCAGACCTGCTTCGCATCGACGCGTGCGTTGCACGCCTCTGTCCCTCAGCAACCGAATCTCAACACGCCGCAATGGTCTGTCTGGCCTATAATATCGGGTGCGGGGCATTCTCTCGGTCTTCCGTCGCGCGATTGCACAATGCGGGAAGAACGGCCGAAGCCGCTCAAGCATTCGCATTGTGGAACAAGGCGCGTGGCCGGGTCCTGCCGGGACTGGTCGCGCGGCGCGCAGCGGAAGTCGCGCTGTATCTCGCCGATGACGGCACGGCGGCCGGGTTTGCGGACGGCGAGAAGCCCCTATCCGAATCGCGCACTCTTGCCGGTAGCAGTCTAGGCGGCGCGGCCGTCGGCGCGACGGCGCTGGGCGAGCTTGCCTCGCAAGTCGATGCGTGGCGCAGCCAGACGCTCGCCTTGCTGCCCTACTTCGAATCACTGCGGTGGGCGCTGTTGGTCCTCATTCTTGCGGGGCTTTCGCTGGCGGCCTATGCCCGCTGGCATGACCGGCGGGAGGGTCGCAGTTGATGGCTCTTTTCGGCGGCCTGTCATGGCGCCTCCTGGGCATTGCGGCCGGTCTGCTGACCGTCGTGGCGCTCGCGACTGCCATCAAGCGCATCGGTCACCTCGAAGCGCAGCTCGACGCAGCAACAGAGATCGCAAACGCGAATGCGGCCATTGCCGAAGAGGATCGACGCCTGCGGGAGAAGGCCCTCGCCATCGCCGCCGAGAGTGCGGCGGCAGCGGAACGCACGCGCCAACGCTATGCGCAGCAACGTCGGGAGATTGCCGATGCCCCGCAGACGACCGACGGTTCTCTGGCTCCTGTGCTGCGCCGTGCTCTTGATGGGTTGCCAGAGTCGCCCGTCTCCACCCCGTCTCGTCCTGCTGCCGCGCATAGTGCCGCCGGATATGCTGACCTGCCAGGAAGGCCCGACCCGGCCGCCCCCTCAGGCAACCCAGAAGGACGCAGCCCTGGTCGTGCTGGACCTTGAGGAGGCTCTGTCCGACTGCAAGGCGAAACTGTCCGCGATCGGCAAGATCATGACCCGCTAGCCGGGTCGCCCCGAGAGACGAGCGCCCCCGTCCGAAAGGGCGGGGGCGCTTTTGCTGTTTCCGCCTGGCAGAGGAGGCAATTACATCGATGCGGCGGGCTTTGCCGGATGCTTCTTCTTATGGGTCGACGTCTTCGCCTTTGTCGGCTTGTCGGTGTGGCTGATGCTCCCGCTCTTGGTATCGGCCTTTTCCTCGACCTTAGCTTCGGCTTTCGGCTCGGCCTTCACCTCGGACTTGACCGAAGGCGAAGGCGTTGCAGACGCGGAGGGGGCGGGTGCCGCTATCGTCTTCTCGATCGGCTTCGCCGGGATTGCCGCCGGCTCGCCGGCGAAGGCCGGAATCGCCAGGCTGAAGGCAGCGGCCGCGGCGAGAGCGAGCTTCAAGGTACGCAT